CGCGAAGAGGGCGCTGAAATCTGGGTGACGTGGAACCCGGAACGCAAGAAGAGCGCAACACACAAGCGCTTTCGTGAAGACCCGCCAACGGGCGCCAAGATCGTGCAAATGAACTGGCGCGATAACCCGTGGTTCAGCAAGACCCGTCTGGTCCAAACCAGGTTAGACGATCTGGCGAAGCGCCCTGACCAGTATGAGCACGTCTGGGAGGGCGACTTTGTGACGGCAATCGAGGGCGCTTACTACGCGCCATTCCTGACAAGGGCACGAGAGCAAAAGCGCATCACGCGGGTTGCGTTCGATCCGATCATGCGGGTGCGGGTGTATGTCGATATCGGAGGAACGGGCGCCAAGGCCGACGCCTTCGCAATGTGGCCGGCACAGTTTATCGACCGGGAGATACGCACCCGGGACTATTACGAGGCCCAAGGCCAGCCGTTGGCAACGCACATTCGCTGGCTGCACTCCAAGGGCTACACGCCTGATGTTGCTGATATCTATCTGCCACATGACGGCGCAACTAACGAAAAGATCATTGATGCGTCGTTTGAGAGCGCGTTTAGGGCGGCTTCGTACTCGGTCACGGTAATCCCGAACCAGGGCAAGGGCGCCGCTAAGCAGCGCATTGAGGCCGGCCGGCGCGTGTTTGACTCGATCTGGTTCGATGAAGAGACAACTCAAGATGGGCGCGACGCGCTTGGTTGGTATCACGAAAAGAAGTCGGATGACGACAGAGAGGCATTGCTTGGACCCGAACACGATTGGTCTTCACACGGCGCGGACGCCTTCGGCCTGATGTGCGTTTCCTATGAAGACCCGGCTCGGACAAAGAGCTTCAATCGGCCGCTGCGCTACGCAAATCAGGGCTACGCCTGATGGCTCAGATGTCCTCGCTCGACCTCAAGGCCATGCTGGCTGCTCAGAAGGCCGATGCGCTGGCGGCCATGAGCGCGGCTGAGCTGGCCGAAGAGCGCGCCGATGCCATGGATTACTACCTTGGCAACATGGAAAAGGACATGCCGGCGCAGGCTGGCCGCTCCAAGGCTGTCTCGACCGATGTTGCCGACACCATCGAGGGCCTGATGCCCAACCTGATGGACATCTTCGCTGGCTCCGATGAGGTTGTCCGCTTCGAGCCGGTTGGCCCGGAAGACGAGGAGGCGGCGCAGCAAGAGACCGACTACGTGAACCATGTGTTCATGCAGCAGAATCCCGGCTTCATGGTCCTCTATTCCTTCATCAAGGACGCGCTGCTCTCGAAGGTGGGCATCGTCAAGGTTTGGTGGGAAGAGACCGAGCAGGAAGAGCGCGAGACCTATTATGGGATGAGCGACGAAGAATTCGCCAAGCTGGCGAAGCAGGTCGTGGACTCCAATGGAGCCATGAAAATTATCGAGCACAGCATCCACAACCCTGCTGTTGCCGATGAGGCGACTAGCTGATGGACGCCATGGCGCCGCCGGCAATGATGTCTGTCGTTGGTGGTCCCAACGGTCCCGGCATGTCTGATGGTTCGTCTTTTGCGGCGATAACGCATGACGTGACGATCGTCACCACCAAGAAGCTTGCCCAGGCCAAGGTGATGGGCGTGCCCCCCGAGGAGTTCGGGATCGAGCGCGGCGCCCGCAGCATCCGGGATAGCAATTATTGCTTCCACGAGGTCGTGACCAAGACCGAGGGGCAACTGATCGCGGAGGGCTTTGACGAGGCCCAGATCAAGGCGCTTTCGCCCTATACGGGCAATACCGATATTGAGACGATCTCCCGCGATACCGTGAACGAGCATTTCGGCTCGAGCGATGTCAACAAGGCGGCGCGCTTGGTCAAGATCACCGAGCACTATGTTCGGATGGACTACGAGGGCAATGGCCGCCCCTGCCTCTACCAGGTGATCACTGGCGGGGATCAGGGCGAGATCCTGCGCAAGGACGGCAAGGATTGCATTGAGCCGTTCGACGCGATGCCGTTTGCCGCAACCACTCCGGTTCCGGTTACGCATCGGTTCTTCGGCCGATCGATCGCCGATCTGGTGATGGACATTCAGCGTGTGAAGACTGCGCTCATGCGGGGCATGCTGGACAACCTTTACCTGCACAACAACCCGCGCGTTGAGGTCGCCGAAGCCAATGCCGGTCCTAACACTCTGGATGATCTACTGGTCAGCCGCCCAGGTGGCGTTGTCCGCACTAAGACTGCCGGCGGACTTAACTGGCAGGTAGTCCCCGATATCACGTCGAGCGTTTACCCTGCGCTGCAGTACCTGGACGCGACCCGAGAAACCCGCACGGGCCTGTCCAATCAGTCTCAGGGCATCGACGCCAATGCATTGCAGAACCAGTCGGCAACGGCTGTTGCGCAGGTGTTTTCGGCGTCCCAGATGCGCATGAAGCTGATTGCCCGTATCGTGGCCGAGGGCGTGCGGGATATGTTCTCGCTGCTCCATGGCACGATCAGGAAGCACGGCCAGCAGGCTCAGACGGTGCGCTTGCGCAATTCCTGGGTTCAGGTCGATCCGCGAGAGTGGAAGACCCGCAACGATATGACGATCAACGTCGGCCTCGGGACCGGCGGCAAGGCTCAGCAGTTCGCCCAGACCATGGCCCTGGCCAACTTCCAGAAGGAATTGCTGGCGGGCGGCAAGGCCCACATGGTCGGCGACGACAAGCTGTTCAACACGGCGTCTGAGTTGACCAAGATCATGGGGCACAAGAACCCCGACAAGTTCTTTGACGATCCGAGCGCGAAAGATCCGCAGACCGGCCAATTGCTGCATCCGGCTCAGCCGCCGCAGCCGCCCGAGTCCGTGCAGGTCGCCCAGATCAAGGCGCAGACTGACCAGCAGAACATGCAGGTTCAGGCCCAGTTGGACGCGCAGGCCGACCAGCGCAAGGCCCAGATCGAGACGACACAGGCGCAGGCCGACATCGCGACCCAGGACCGCAAGACCAATGCGGAGATGGTGCAGGCTCAGCAGAAGTTCGAGATGGACAAGGAGCTTGCCATCCTCGAATTCCAGCTGCAGCGCGAATTGAAGATGGCTGAGCTGCAGATGAAGCAGCAGCAGCACGACCAGCAGATGGCCCAGCAGGCCGAGCAGCATCGCCAGCAGATGGAGGCGGGCGTATTCAAGGTGGCTCAGGGCCAGCAGGCGCACGAGCAGAAGATGGAAGCGGCGCAGCAGTCCGCCAAGCAGCCGAAGGGTGGCGAGTGACCGACGAAACCGCCCTCAACAAGGCCGCGGCGAGGGCTACCAGAGCGCAAAAGCTTCTGGACGATGAATTGCTAGGCGAAGCGTTCACCTCGCTGGAAAGCGCTTATATCGCCGCCTGGCGGGCTACCACGATCGAGGACATCACTGGCCGGGAGAAGCTGTTCTTCGCCATCAACGTAGTCGGGAAGGTGAGGGATCACCTCACCAAGGTCGTGAGCGACGGAAAGCTTGCGCAGGCGGAATTGAAGCAGCTTGCGGAGACGGCCGAGCGCAAGAAGCGTTTCGGCATCATCTAACACAAGGAACATCATTTGAGCGACGAAACCAGCGCCCCTGCTGGCGGCGATGCTATTGCCGTCATCACCCCGGCGCCTGAGACCAGCGAAAACCTTTCGATCTCTCAGGCTGCCAAGGCACTTGCAGCAGCCCGGCACAAGCCGAAAGAAACATCCGCTCCCGTCGAGCCACCCGCTCCGGTCGAGCAGCCCGAATTGGCGCAAGCCAACGCCGCCCCTCGTGCAGAGGTTCCCGGCGAACCGACTGAAGCAGCCGAACCGGCAGATTTGCCGCCCATCGAGCCGCCGAGGTCTTGGACGCAGGCAGAGAAGGAGCGTTTCCAGTCCTTGCCTCGTGAGACGCAGGAATACCTGCATTCTCGCGAACAGGAGAGGGAGCGGGAATTCCGCCGAGGTCAGAACGAAATCGCTGAACAGCGCAAGGCCATCGAGGCCGAGCGCCAGAAGGCGGAACAGGCAAGGCAACAGTACGAGGCCAAGCTTCCCTCGCTCCTGAATGAGCTGGAGAGCGTCAACCAGGCGCAATTCGGCGACATCAGGACGATGGACGACTTGGTCAAGCTCCAGGCTGAAGACCCGTTCCGGTTTCAGGCATGGCAGGTGCACCAGATGCGCTTGCAGGCCGCGAAGCAGGAGGCGGAGAAAGCCGAGTCGGAGAAGTCGGTCGCTGAGCAATCCAAATGGGCGCTACACATCCAGGAGGAGAACGCGAAGGCCGCCGAATTCATTCCGGAGCTTGCAGACAAGGCCAAGGGCTCCGCGCTCGTGCAGCGCGTGTCTGAACTACTCCCCGAATTGGGCTTCAAGGACAGCGAACTCGCAGAGTTGGCGAGCGGCAAATCGAAACTGTCGATTTACGATCACCGCATCCAGCGACTCCTCGCGGACTCCCTGCAGCTCCGGGACATTCAGAAGGCCAAGACGACCGTTACCGCCAAACCCGTTCCCCCCGTACAGCGGCCCGGAACTGCAAGGCCCGCAGGCTCTGCTGTTTCTGAGCAAATCCAAGCCCTCACCCGAAAACTCGATCAGACCGGCGATCTCAAGGTGGCGCAGCAACTGCGTGCGCTCCAATCGCGCCGGAAATAGGAGACTACAATGGCTGTTGATGCAGATACCTTCCTCACTTACGACGCGATCGGCAATCGCGAAGACCTCTCCGATGTGATCTATCGCATTGATCCGACCGACACCCCGTTCATGACCGGTGCCGAGCGCGAGAAAGCGACCGCCGTCAATCACGAATGGCAGACCCAGGCTCTGGCCGCTGTCAACACCTCCAATGCGGTGCTCGAAGGCGACGACGCCACGACCGATGCTGCGACCCCGACTGTCCGTCTCGGCAACATCTGCCAGATCTCGGACAAGGTGGCCCGCGTGTCCGGCACCCAGCAGGCGGTTGATCATGCCGGCCGCGACAACGAACTCGCCTATCAAGAAATGCTGAAGGGCCTTGAGCTCAAGCGCGACATGGAGTCGATCTTGGTCGGCACCAACGCTGCGAAGAACGTCGGCGCCGAGGGCACCGCGCGCAAGACCGCCTCGATCCTGTCCTGGATCAAGACGAACACCAGCAAGGGCACTGGCGCGGCGGCTGACCCGGCCAACGCTCTCGGCACCGGCACCCGCACGGACGGAACTCAGGTTGCGTTCACGGAAGCCCGTCTGAAGACTGTTCTTTCCTCGATCTGGACCCAGGGCGGCAAGCCCGACACGGTGTTCACTGGTGCCTTCACCAAGCAGGTCTTCTCGACCTTCACGGGTCGGTCTACCCCGATGGAGCAGGCCAGCTCGAAGAAGATCGTGGCGTCCGTTGACGCCTACGAGTCCGACTTCGGCAAGCTGAAGGTTGTTGCCAACCGCTTCCAGCGTACTCGCGACGTTCTTGTGCTGGAAATGGACAAGTGGGCGGTTGCCTTCCTGAACGGCCGCAAGATGGTGTCGATCGCGCTCGCCAAGACCGGCGACTCGGATCGTCGTCAGATCCTGTCGGAGTACACCCTCGTTGCCCGCAACGAGAAAGCTTCCGGCGGCATCTTCGACAACATCGACGCATAAGCCTCTTAACATCAACCTTATGGGCGCTCTTCGGGGCGCCCTTTCCATTGGAGGCTATCAATGCCAATCCCGAATAATCATCCTCTCGATGAGCATACAGTTACCTGCTTTACTCCGTCATTCGGCACCACGCCGATCGCGGGTGTTGTGCGAGCGCCATTCCGTGGCACGATCATTAAGGTTGGCTTTGTCGCCAATCTGGCATGGACAGGCACGCTTACTGTTACTCCGTCCATCATCCCGGCCGCTGCGGATGGTGCGGCGCCGGGTTCTGGCACCGCGATCACTGGTGGCGCGTTCACCATGAGTGCGACCAATAGTGCACCGGGATCGACCAACAGCGCTATTCCGACTGGTGCCAATCAGGTCAACGAAGACGATGTAATCCGTTTCGTCCCATCTGGCGCGACTGCGACCAGTGGCACCGGAACGTTTTACGCTGTCATCCAGCAGGCGTGACCCGCATGGCCGGCACGCAATATTTCGGAACAGGGCGGCTCGGCACTCACCAGTCCGCTGCCTATACTGGCACGGCTGGCACCATCACTAATGCTTTCGGCTCCGGCACCTACAAGGTCCGCGTCGTCGTGACGAGCGCTGCATATGTGAAGGTTGGCAGTTCTCCGACCGCTACGACCGCGGATGTCTACGTGCCCGCCGATGCCGTGGAATACTTCACGGCATACCCCGGTGAAAAGGTGTCGGCCGTACAGGTATCGGCCGGCGGCACGTTGCATGTGACGGAAATCGTTTAATGAGCCTTGCGCGCATCCACATCGACAGCAACGGTCGAGACCTGACGGTCCAACATACGCAAGACGTTGAGCCCATCTTGGAATGGAACAAGGAAGCGCGCCGAGAGGAGCAACACAGCGATTGGGGGCGGCACGTCGCCCGCATCCCAAACGTGATCTATGTGAAGTGGCTGGATGAAGAGTATCGCAAGGGCAACACGACCCTTCGCATGTTCTCGCCGGAGTTCGACGAGATCGTGCAGCGCAAGCTTCAAGACCCGGAATGGGCATACTTGCGCACTGACAAGCCCGCGCTCGTGACCGGATGGACAGGTAATTGACCCAGATTACCGATTACACCTCGCTCCAGGCGGCGGTCACTGAGTATTTGGCTCGCGACCAGGACGCGACGCTGATCGCTCGCATTCCTACGTTCATCCAGCTTGCGGAAGCCAAGTTCAATCGCATGCTGTATGTCCGGCAGATGGAGCAGAGGTCAACGACGACGGTTGACACTGGTGCGACTGAGCCCGAGTTCATCTCTTTGCCGGGTGACTTCCAGTCGATGAGGCGGGTCCGTCTGTCCAGTGTTGCGGGAAAGCCGTGCCTTGAGTTCAAGAGCGGCACGCAGATGGATGAGTATCGCTTTTCGATCTCTGATGTTGCCGGACAGCCGCGCTATTTCACTGTGTTCGGCAGCGAACTCGAGTTGGCGCCCACTCCGAACGATGATTACACCATCGAGATGGTCTACCGCCAGAATGTGCCGGCGCTGGCGAGTAATTCAACGAACTGGCTGCTGACCCTCGCTCCTGATCTCTACCTCTATGGCGCATTGCTGGAGTCGGCTCCTTACATGAAGGAAGACGAGCGCATCCAGACTTGGGCGCTGGGCTTCTCTGCCGCGCTGGACGGCCTCAACCAGCTTGGCATGACCTCCGCGTTCAACGCCGGGCCGATGATCGTCCGCACTTCGGGTCAGACGCCGTGACGACCTGGACCCCGAAGACGCAGCAGGCCGAGGCGTGGACCGAGCAAGCGCAGCCCGTGCGCGTGTTTGATCCCTATGTCTTCGACCGAGCTCCGATCTTTGACACGGGCCCCACAGGCGGCGTTTGGGATGTCGCTGGCGAGCAATCCGAGGTTTGGACGCAGGCATGACGCTTAGCATCAAGCACGCCTCCCTGACTGGAGCGGCGGCAAACCCTGATGTGCTGGTGGATGGCCCCAAGTGGGACGCCGAGCACGCGGTTACGGGCGATCTGCCGGTCTCGCAGCTTGCGGGCGGGTCTGGCGCGTCCTCCTCGACCTTCTGGCGCGGCGATGGAACGTGGGCCACCCCGGCGAGTGGCGGAACGCCCGGCGGCTCAAACACGCAGGTTCAATATAACAACGGCGGCTCATTCGCCGGCATAACCGGGGCGACGACGAACGGAACGGCGCTGACGCTGGTTGCGCCCATTTTGGGAACGCCAGCGAGCGTTACACTGACGAATGGCACTGGCCTGCCGATCTCCACGGGTGTTGCTGGCCTTGGGACGAACGTTGCAACGTTCCTCGCTACTCCGTCTAGCGCGAACCTTCGCGCCGCCCTGACTGACGAGGTCGGGGCTGGCGCGGCGTATTTCGTTGGAGGTGCGCTCGGCACTCCGGCATCCGCAACTCTGACGAACGCCACCGGCCTCCCGCTTTCCACGGGCGTGACTGGCAATCTCTCTGTCAATAACCTCAACGGCGGCACGAGTGCCTCGAGCTCAACGTTCTGGCGGGGCGACGGCACATGGGCAACTCCCTCGGGAGGATCTGGGACAGTTGTCCGGGGCTCCATTGACGGCTTGACGCTGTCTACTGCGGGCTCGTCTTCGACGTTTGGCATTGCTGCTGGTATGGCGGCTGACTCGACGGAAGCGGATTATATGTCGCTTGCCTCTGCCTATACGAAGACGACTTCGGCTTGGTCTGTCGGCACCGGGAACGGTGCTCTCGACACTGGCACGATCGCGAACAGCACTTGGTATCATGTCTATTTGATCAAGCGAACGGACACAGGCGTTGTCGATATCCTGATCTCGACCTCGGCAAGCTCGCCGACGATGCCAACGAACTACACGCTGAAGCGCCGTATTGGCTCCATGAAAACCAACGGGTCGGCCCAGTGGTCATCGTTCACGCAAAACGGCGATGAGTTTTTGTGGCTCGCCAATGTTCTCGATGTCAATTCCGTGAGTCTCACGGGTGGAACACCCGCGCTCCAGACGTTGACCGTTCCAACGGGCGTGAAAGTCATGGCGCGTATGATTGTCGCCATCAACAACGTCGCGGCAGTTGGCGCCCTCGTCAATTCGCCAGATCAAACGGCCGTGGCGACACCAGCATTCCCCGCAATTAACATCGGCAACATCGTCGCTGGCGGGGCGGGAATTGCGGACATGACCATCCGCACAAATACGTCTGCGCAAATTCGCATTGCGGCGACCACTACATCATCAGGCTGGTCGATCACTACGCAGGGCTGGGTTGATCGGCGCGGAAGGGACATCTAGGCTGATGCCACTCCTTAAGTTCGGGGCATGGTCGCCAGATACGACTGACTTTGAATCTTCGGCACCCAAGACGATCCTGAACGTCATCCCGCGCGCCGATGGCTATGGTCCGTTTCCGGGGGTGTCGGCTTATACTCAGGCTCTGCCGGCAGCTTGTCGCGGTGGCTTCTACGCCCTGAAGTCGGACGGCTCGGTCATTACCTTTGCTGCAACCGCGACGAAGCTCTACCGGCTGGACAATACCGACTTCAGCTGGATCGATGTCTCGAAGGCGTCCGGAACGTACACGGCTCCCACGGTCGGTTCTTCTCCGGCCAATTGGCAGTTTGCCCAGTTCGGCAATCTGGTGTTCGCAACGCAGGCCAACACTGTCCTGCAGGTCTATAACCTGTCGTCCTCGACGGAATTTGCTGACTGCGCGGGATCGCCTCCGCAAGCCGCCTATATCTCGGTTGTCGGTCGCTTCCTTGTCCTGTCCGGCCTTCTCTCGCAGCCGTACCGCATCCAGTGGTCGGGCCTGAACGATACGACGAACTGGACCAGCGGCGTCAACTCGTCGGACTTTCAGGACTTCCCCGACGGCGGCATTGTGCGCGGCGTTGGTGGTGGTGAGTTCGGAACGGTGTTTCAGGACCAGGCCATCCGGCGCATGTCCTACATTCCCGGCTCCGCTCTCATCTTCCAGATTGAGCGCATTTCGCAGGACAAGGGCCTCTATGCGCCTTACTCGCTGGTGAGAGCGGGCGAATATCTGTTCTTCTACGGCTCGCAGGGCTTTGCGAAGATCGCCCCAGGCGGCTTCCCTGAGCCGATCGGCCGCGAGAGGGTTGACCGGACGTTCCTGCTGGATCTCGACAAGGGCAATCTTCAGCTTGTGATCGGGGCGTCTGACCCGCGCACCTCACGGGTCTATTGGGCCTATAAGTCAGTGAGCGGCCTGTCTGGCCTCTTCGACAAGATCATTGGTTTCGACTACGTGCTCGAGCAGTGGTTCACGATCTCGGATGTCGGGGAATATCTCCTTGGCATTTCGCAAACCGGCCTGACGCTCGAAAGCCTCGACTCCATTTCGTCTTCGCTCGACGCCTTGACGCTGAGCCTCGACGCCTATGCAACGGCGGTCCAGCCTGAGATCGCGCAATTCAGTTCCGCCCATAAGCTCGGCTTCTATCGCGGACAGAACCTTGAGGCGACGCTGGAAAGTGGAGAGCAGGGGACTGATGGGCGCAAGGTCCGCGTGAAAGGCTTCCGGGCCGTCACTGATGCGCCCACGCATTACGGCTCCTGCTCCTATCGTGACACGTCCAATGCAGCTGTTACGGCGGGCGCTGAAGTGCTGGTGAACGCAAGAACTGGGCGCTGCGACATGCAGCGGGAAACCCGCTACACGCGCTTGAAGGTCCGCATTCCCGCGGGAACGGATTGGACGTTCTGCGCTGGCGTCGAGCCTGACTTCGCCGGGGCTGGCTCGCTGTGAGCGATTACTACGTCCCCGGCACTGAGGAGAAAGACCCCAAGAAGGTCATCATGGCCTTGCAGCAGGCGGCAAGCAACGTTGCCGACGCTCAAGACGCCATTGATACGGCCACGGCCGATATTGCGACCAACACTGCTGACATCGCGACCAACACGGCAGATATAGCCACCAATACCGCGGCTATTGCAGCGAATGCGGCTGCTATCGCTGCATTGATCCCGTCCGGAACGCTGATGCTGTTCCAGCAGACCAGCGCGCCCACGGGGTGGACGAAGCAGACCACCCACAACGACAAGGCGCTTCGTGTGGTGTCGGGCTCGGCGTCGAGCGGCGGCACGAACTCGTTTTCTACGGTGATGGCGCAAACGACGGTTGGCAACACCACTCTTACCTTGGCTCAAATCCCGGCCCATACTCATAACATCACGACGAGTTTTAACTCGGGCGCTAGTACATCTCCCGTGGTTTCCGTTACGGGTGCCAATGACGTCACCAGTGTTACGCAGTCTGCGGGTTCTGGTGGTGCCCATAACCACACGATCACGATGGCGATGCAGTATGTGGACGTGATTGTGGCGAGTAAGGATTGATGCTTCCTGATCCGAAGGTGAGATGTCCGGCCACGGGCTTCACCAAGTCATGCCGCGCCATCGTCAGCAAATACGACTGTCCGAAGTTCGTTCACATCATCGGCAAGAACCCGCAGAACAGCGAGCATATTGACAAGTACGGGTGCGCGGATTCGTTCCTGCCCATGCTGCTGATCGAGAACTCGCAGATGCAGCGCCAGACCGGAGCGGCAGTTGAAAGCTTTCGCAACGAGATGGTGCAGATGAATACGCTCACTCTGCCGGGGCCGAAGCTTGTCGGTTGAGCTCGTCTGCGTAGACCCGGCCCGCATCGACGAGATGTGGCCGCATGTTCGAGACAAGATCAGGGCGGCGGTTGAGAAAACCGGCCTTAGCAGCTTCGCTGACATCGAGGCCGATGTTCTGACGGGCATGCAGCTTTGTTGGCTCGCCTGGGACGGTCGCGAGATCATGGCCGCCGCCACGACGCAGCTTGTCAAGCCGCTGAGCAAGGTTTGCGTGCTGACGGCGTGCGCGGGCTACGACCGGGACAAGTGGCTCCCGCTGTTCGCCAGAATTGAGCAATACGCGAAGGACGAGGGCTGCACATCGATGCGCATCTTCGGAAGGCGCGGTTGGGAACGAGTGCTGACGGGCTACCGATCAACGCACGTCGTCTTGGAGAAGGCTCTATGAGCATTGGCTTGATCGTCCAGAACCACAAGAAGCTGAAGGGCCTGACCATGCGCTATGAGGACGGCGGCAGGGTCCAGGTCTTCAAGCTCGGCGACAAGGAAGTCCGTCTTGGGGCAACCGCCTCGGACGGTGAAGTCATCGCTGCTTTCAAGGATCAGAATTAATGGGCGGCACCAGCAAGACGACGCAGACCCAACAGTCCGAGACCCAACCTTGGGCTCCGGCGCAGGACACGCTCAAGGGCATCCTGGGCCAGATCAATAGCTATTTGCCGCAAACCGGCATCAATGGCACTCAGACCAACGCGCTCAACACGATCGAGCAGAACGGTGCGAATGTCGGTCAGTATGCGCCAGCAGTGCTGGGTTACACCCAGAACCTGCTCAACGGCGGCGGCGCCATGAACCAGGCCGGCGCGGTCAATCAGAACTATCTCGACTATCAGAAGGCCACCCAGCCTCTGGCGTCGAACACGGACTATAACCCGTACAACACGCCTGGCTTCAAGGACGCCATCAGCACGATGGTGTCTGACATCACGAACAGCACGAACGGCCAATTTGCCGCCGCTGGCCGTGATTTCTCGGGCGCCAATTCGCAGGCTCTCGGCCGCGGTATTGCGCAGGGCGTGGCTCCGACGATCGCGTCTCAATTCAATCAGAACGTCCAGAACCAGCAGGGCGCGGCCGGCAATCTGTACAATGCCGGTAACACCAACGCTGGCCTGTTGAGTGGTTTGCAGCAGCAGGGGCTTGCGAACCAAGGGGCTGGCATCAGTGCAATCGGGGCTGGTCAGGACGCGCTCAACTCAGGTGCGACGAACACGCTTGCTGCGGAAGCGCAGAGGCTGGGAATTCCGCTTCAGAACCTCGGCATGCTCGCCCAGATCGGCGTTCCCATTGCGGGCCTCGGTGGCACGTCTAATGGCACGAGCACGGGCACTCAGCAGATGTCCGGCGCTCAGCAGTTCGGAACGATCGCGAACGGCCTTGGCGGTCTGTTCAAATCCTTCTTCCCTGGTGGGCTCTAATAAATGCCTGGACTTCTCGACTATCTCACCAACCCAGTCGGTCAATACGGCGCGGGGCTTCTTGGCGGTATTGCGGACTTCTACCGTAATATGCCCGCACCTCAGGTTGACAATAGCGGCCCTCAGTATGATGCCACCGGGGCATTTACAGGCGTCAACAACCAGCCCATCGCGCCGCAGGCTCCGTCCGTCTTCAGCACGGGCGCCCCTGCGTTCATGCCTTCGCCGACGCTGCCGCAGCCGGCCGCTCCGGCTCCTGCGCCCGCCGCCCCGCAGCCGCAGTTGGAAAACCCCATCGCGGTCGGCAATTACCAGATGCCGCGCATTGGCAACCCTGACGCGTTTTTGCCGCAGCAAGCAATGACGCCGCCGAATGCGACGCCGACGCAAGGGCAGATGCCGAGCGGCTTGCCGCAGCAGGCGGAGCCGCAGGGTTTGCCCCCTGCATTGGGTGGGGTTGGCTCGGCCTTGGGCCGCGCGTTCAACCCAGACGGCTTGATTGCGCGCCTTACCGGCAACGATAGCCGATCCATGGCGCAGCAAAACCTCAGGGCGCAGTACGAAGCCCTTGTGCCGCTGGTCGGACGTCAGAAGGCGATGCTCGCCGTTCTCAATCCTGAAGCTGGAAAAACGATCCTCGCTCAAGCGCTCGAAAAGAAGAACTACGGTTTCACAAAACTGGATAACGATACCGTTCTTCGCAATGATCCGCAGACCGGCAAGGTCGAAATTGCCTATGGCGGCGGAGACGACCGCGGCACGATCACTGGCCCTGACGGCAAGCAGATTGCCATCCCGCCTGGCGTCGATCGCAAGACTTTCGTCAATGAGATCAGCCGCGCGACTGCTGACGCCACTACTGGCAAGAAGACGGAAGTACAGGGCGCGGCCGAACAGTTTGCTAACCGCATGGAGAACGCCGAGAAGAGCTTCGGCAAGGTTGGCGATGAAGGTCTCGGCCTTTCTGGCGCTGCGCAAAGCGCGGCAAGTGGGGTGCCGGTAGTCGGCAACTTCCTGAAGACCCAGAACTTCCAGAAGATGGAGCAGGCCAAGCGCGAGTGGGTGACTGCTTTGCTCCGCAAGGAATCGGGCGCCGCGATCGGCAGGGACGAATACACGCAGTATGACCGTCAGTTCTTCCCGCAGCCCGGTGACGGCCCCGATGTCGTTGCTCAGAAGGCAGAGGCGCGCCGCGTCGCGGTTGACGCCCTGAAGAAAGCAGCCGGTCCAAGCTACAAATCGCCCGAAGGCGTTGGCCCGGCCGTTGGCGCGGTTCAGATGGGCTACCGCTTCAAGGGCGGCAATCCTGCTGATCGCAATAGCTGGGAGCGCGTGCAGTAATGGAAGGTCCTTGGGAGCAATATTCCTCGGCCGACGCCGGCCCGTGGGATAACTACAAGGCGCCAGCCAAGGAAGCCGGGCCATCGGTCGGTATTGGCGAGGATCTGGCGAAGGCCGCAGCGACCGTTCCGGGTCGCATGGCCGCGAGTGCCTTTGGGCTCCCTGGCGATCTCTATCATCTAGGCTTGCGAGCGCTCGGAGACAACCTGACGCCGCGCTCCGAGTACGGCTCCGAAGCCATTCGTCAATCGCTCGGCTCGGATTATCAATCCCAGCGTCTTCCCGGCCAGCTTTTGCAGAAAGCCGCGGACTTTGCCCCCGGCCTGATCGGTGGCCCGGAAGGTCTCGCCCTGAAGATGGCGACCCGCGTTGCCGCGCCAGTCATCGGGAGCGAGATCGGCAAGGAAGCTGCCGGGCCTTATGGCGAGGTTGCCGGTGCGCTGCTCGGTGCCGGCGGTGCTTCGGCCGCAGCCCGTAAGTTTCAGGAGTTGGCGGCGGCTCGCGGTGCTGCGAGCGCCATCCCATCAGGCGAGGAATTGGTGAGGACCGGAAGCGGGCAATTCGACGCCGCCCGCGACATGAAGATCGTGGTGAAGCCGGACTTCGTTGCCAACACGGCCGCCGATATGCGGGCCGCGCTGAAGGACTTCGACCCGCAGGACGCGAACGTCAAGGACGTATTTCGCAAGATTGATCGCCTAGAGAATATCTCTTCTTCCTCTCCGGGGCTACCGCCTACCGCAGTGGACATGAACGAGATCGAGAACATTCGTAAGCAACTGTCAAAGCTGCGAATGAGCCCGGATGCATCAACGCGAGAAGCCGCGAAGACCGCTCAGCTCGTTCTGACGAAGAACCAAGCGGCCCTTACGGCGGCCGATGTCGTCTCCGGTGACGCGCCGCTCTACTCAAAAACTATCCAAGAGGCCGTCGGCAATTATGGTGCTGGCAAGCGCTCCTTGACGGTCCAGGGCAAGCAGGACTTGGCCGAACTCAATGCGGGGACCGCCGGCTCAGGCGCGAACGGTGATAACGCCATGCGCCAAGCGATCAAGCAGCTGGCTCGGCCGATCAACAACACCAATGTGCCGGTAGCGAAGCGGCTCGGTTTCAACGACGCGGAAGTCGATGCGATCAAGCAGGCCGCCATGGGGACACCACTTGGCAACGCGGCGCGATACCTCGGCAAGCTTGCCCCCACCGGAAGCGTGTCGGGTGTGTTGGGCGCTGGTGCAGGATATGGCGTCGGCGGCCCGGTGGGTGCGATTGCGCTTCCTGCGGCCGGTTATCTCGCAAAGAAGATCGGCGATATGTCCACCAAGAGCGCGATTAAGACGCTGGACTCTCTGGTCCGATCTCGCTCTCCGCTGGCCCAGCAGGTTGCGGCACAGTTGCCGCCTCAAGTCGTCGCTCAGTTGCCAACCAAAACGCAGCGCTTGTTGCAATCCTTAGCCGTCGCTGCGCCGCCCCTGCGTCAGCAGATAAGTCAGCCCGTAGGCCAGCCCGTACCCCAATAGGGCCGGGATCAATCCGTTCGGCGTCCAATGCCAGTACACATTGGATGCCATCACCGCGAACATGATCAAGCCCTGAAACAGGAACCACATGGCTCTATCCGACCGGATCGTTAGCGTCGAGAGCGGCGGCGACGCGAACGCCACCAATCCGAATTCGAGCGCGACCGGAGCAGGCCAATTTATCAACAGCACTTGGCTGACGATGATCCGGCAAAATCGGCCGGATTTGGCTGATGGGAAAAGCGATCAAGAAATCCTCGCCATGAGGTCGGACCCAGCCCTCTCGAAAGAGATGGTGGACGCCTACGCCGCAAGCAACCAGGCCACTCTACAGAAAAACGGCCTGCCGGTCACGCCCGGAACGACCTACCTCGCACATTTCGCGGGGCCGGGCGGGGCGGTCAAGGTGCTTCAGGCCGACCCGAACGCTATGGCGGGGGATGTGCTCGGGCCCGCCGTCGTCAAAGCCAATCCATTCCTTGCCAAGATGACCGCCAGGGACTTGCAGGCGTGGGCGGACAGGAAAATGGGCGGAAGTGCGCCCCAGCCTCAACCCGCACAGGCGAGCCCCGCAGCCCCGGCAAGCGGCCTTCTGGCGCAAGCCCCGGCGCCACAAGCCCCGATGGGCCTTGCCCCGCCTGCGCCGTCCTCTGGCGGGCTCCTCCAGGCTCCGACCTTTCCGCAGGCGCCCCAGCAGGCCGTCCCGGCCGATCCCGGACTGTTCGCTCAGATCCCCGCTGAGCAGGCCATGCAGGCCCCACCCATCCACTTCGCCCAACGGCGCCCCGTCAACCTCACCGGCCTGCGCAACGCCTTGCAGCAGCGCGCTCCTTTTTTTGCAAAGGTCTAATTGATGGCACTTCCGTTCTATAACTGGAGCCGGACGGCTTCCAGCAACGCCAATGCTGACTCCACGGTCAATTGGGCGGAGGGCCAAAGTCCGTCCAGCGTCAACGATTCCGCTCGCGCGATGATGGCCTCGACGGCGGCGTATCGGGACGACGTGGCGGGCGCCATTGCGACCGGCGGCACTTCGACCGCGTACACGGTCGCGAGCTACCAAGTGTTCGACACGCTCGCTCACCTCAATGGCCAGATGGTCGCATTCACGCCTCACGCGACGAATGGCGCGACGGTCACGCTCAACGTTGACGGCCTCGGGGCCAAGCCGCTCCGCTCTGCGCCTTCCGTCGAGCTCCCGGCAGGTGTTCTTGTGCAGGGGACGCCCTATGCCGCGCTCTACAACTCGAGCGACGCGGCGTTTTATCTGCATGGGTTTTTTACTAACCCGTACTCAATTCCGATCGGCGCGAGCGTGGACTTCTGGGGCTCGTCTGCGCCGAACAGCTCGTTTGTTCTCGCTTATGGACAGGCTATCAGCCGCACGACCTATTCGACGTTGTTCTCGCTGCTTTCCACCACATACGGTTCCGGGGATGGCAGCACGACGTTCAACGTTCCGGACCTTCGCGGACGGGTGATCGCCGGCAAGGACGACATGGGCGGGAGCGCGGCGAGCCGAATCGGATCAGTATCGACGGACAACGGCACGATTGTCGGCGCAACTCTCGGTTCGACGGGCGGCTCTCCAACTCACGTCCTGACATCAGGTGAGATGCCGACGCATACGCATAGCGTCACCGACCCCGGTCATACGCACGGAACCTCAAAAACACTGTGGGGCTCAGAGGCTTCTGGTAGCGCCGCCGCTGGTGGCCCGGCATTCGTAATGACCGCTGCAACGATCAACTCAGCTACCACTGGCATCTCGATCCAGAATGCTGGCTCCGGTGGGGCTCACGCCATCCTTCAGCCCACCATCATCGCCAACAAGCTTTTGAGAATTATCTGACCTCTGCTTCTTCTCGAACAGTTCGAGATGAAAGCGCATCCGCTCCGCGTCAGCCTCTTCGCTTATACCGTCGAAGGCGTCTTTAGGCATTTGGCATTCCCGCGCTGATTTGGCGCGCCAACAAAACCACAACCCCTAGCAGAGTCAACCCAGAGATGAAGAACAGCCACAAGGCTGGCGCTGCTGGCGCCGGCGTGATCCTGCTTGCCGCCTCGTTCATCCAACCTTGGGAGGGCCTGTGGACGACCGCCAAGGTGGACACGATCGGCACGGGCCGGCCGGTGACTGTCTGCTACGGCGCGACCAGGGCTGAGCTGCCCGACCTGAAGGTGGGCGAGAAGTTCACGCCGCAGGAATGCAGCGACATGCTCAAGAAGGCCATTCCGAAATACTGGAAGGGGATTGCTCCGAGCATCCACGTTGAGCTGCCGGACAAGGTGAAGGCCGCGTTGATCTCCGCGGCCTACAACGCTGGTTCTGCCGCCGTCGCCAAGTCTCCCATGGTCGCGCGCATGAATGCTGGCGATCTCCGCGCAGGGTGTAACGCCTTCGCCACTTGGTACGTGCGGGCGCAGGGGCGCGTGGTCAAGGGCCTCATCAACCGCAGGGCCAGCGAAAAGCAACTCTGCCTCGAAGGGCTGGCCGAAGGCGTCGCGCAGCCCAGCTTCCTCGAAAAACTGAAGCTCATGTTCCTCTCAATCTGGAAGGAGATTTTCTGATGTTTGCGCTTGTCGATATCGCATGGTTCGTCGCTGGCGGCGCTCTCGTCTGGTTCTACAAGGACAAGCTGCTGGCGTGGTGGAAGGGCGCCGAGAAGTTCGCGCAGGATCTGAAGGCCAAGGCTGACGCCATCTCTTCGGCAGTCAAAAAGTAATGTGGTCCTGGCTGGCCTCGTTCCTAAGCGGGCCACTGCTCTCCAAGCTGGTCGATGCCTACAAGGCGAAACTGGAGAGCGACAACAACTCCGAGAAGGTCGCGGCCGATCTCGCTGGCAAGGATCTCGAACTCCAGGCGAAAGAACGCGAGATCAACGCCAAGCAAATACAGGCCGAGGAGGGCAGGTGGTGGGTCGCCGCTCCTCGCGCCGTCGTTTGCTGGTGCGTGGCAATCTACGTCGCAAAAATCATCGTGTGGGACACGGTTCTCCACCTCGGGGTGACTTACCCCCTCAAGGGGGTGATGGCCGACGCTTTCAGTACCGTTCTGTGTTTTTGGTTCGGGGGGAGAACCCTCGAGAAAATTGCAAGGATATGGAGACCAAGATGAAGTTGCTGACTGCGGCGGCGGTCGCTCTGTTGCTCGGAGGCTGCGCAACCGTGCAGCCAGGAGCACCAATCAAGCAGAGTTATACTAAATCCGCGAAAATAGTACAGCCGAAGCACGCGGCGCCTTGCCCGTGCAGTCCGACCGCAAACCAAGTCGTGAAGAAGCGATGGTATGACGGCTTCAAGGTCCGGTGGCTGCATTGATGACGCTGGAATCCGCCAACAAGGGCGCTGCCGTCGCTGCCGTTACGAGCCCGTGGTGGCTCCCCGTCCTTCACTCGATCTCGGAGGTGGCGGCTCTCGTTCTTCCCATCCTCGGCGTCCTGTGGCTGTGCGTGCAGATCGTGGTGAAGCTTTACCACGTAAGGCGCCCTGAGTGACCCGCGGCATCCTGGTCGCATTCGCTCTGGCCGTTCTGGCCTACGCATTCTTCGATCAACCCAAGCCGGTCAAGGCAGTGCAGGTCGACTACTGCATGATCTCCTATCGCGCGTTGGCGAGGGGTCAGTTCGGGCTTCCTCACATCATTTGGACCCAGGGCTGGGGGCCATGCTCTCAGCTCGACAGATACGAGAACATTTAAATGAAAATCGACAAGGGCGGGGCAGGATGGATCATCTTCATCCTGGCCGCGGTGATTTCGCTTGTCTTCCTTGTGTCGGCGCTGGTGGGTAAGGCAAGAGCCCACGACCAAAACAAGCCAGAGCTGAACGATTGGTACTTCTCGCTGCGGAGCAAGGGCAACGCTCCATGTTGCGGTGGCCCATCTGATGACGCCACCAAACTAGAAGAGTTGCAGTGGCGGACCAAGGGCGGCGCCTTTGAGGTTTACGTTGAGAACCAGTGGATCGATGTGCCGGACTCGGCCGTTGTCCCGGTCCCGAACAAAGATGGCCGGGCGCTGGTCTGGCTGTCCTACGCAGACGGCAAGCCAGCCGTTCGCTGCTTCATGCCGGGGCAGTTGTCCTGAATGG